AAACAATTCTTTAACAAAGAACTACAAATGTAATCATTAATGAAACAAGTGCAGCCTGAACAGCGTTCAGATTGTCTACCCTCACTACTACAAAACCTACTTTTCGTCTTCCCTTGCGGGATCGATACTAGGTAGCCATACACCCGGATAAGTCCTTGCGGAGTCCGGGACATCCTTTGGTTCCTTAAAAAGGTTGACCATTGGAAGAGGTTGTCTTGGTTGGTGAGGGGGTGCTCTTTTCGGGAGCTTTTCCTTTAGTGAAAAGGAAATGTGAGACTCTTTTAAGTGTCGTTTCCGACAAGTTAAGAGCATCCAGGTCTTCTTTTGAAGATTCGAGGAGGAGGCCTACAGCGGGGCAGGCCGAGATTGAACCAATGCTAAAGTCGTCTCCAATGGACTGGAGAATACGGGCATTAGAACATTCAGAGAGCGTCGGGATAGCAGTACCTTCGGTGTAGGCTGTTGTTGGAAACACAGCCATGATAGGTTCTTCTTGTCCAAGGCGGGTGGGTACAGTGTCATTATGCATGCGACCGGCATTCCACGGGAGTTCCCAGAAAAGGGGTTGTCCACGTTTGTATTGCCTGACGCTGCCATTAGACGTACTGTCATACTGAGACTGGATCTCGTACGTTCCACCGACATAAAACTCATAAAGAGTGTTATCTGTGTCGTAATTTTCGTAGCAGCCACGCATGGCGCCACGCCAATGTAGGAACGGGTAAGTGAGCATACCAGTGATAGTGTTTTGATTGTACGGTAGAGCACCACCCGCGTAGAACGTGGGCGACAACTGAAATTGCCATGGGCCGGGAGTGACCAAAGAGGGAGGTCCTCCGCGGTACACATAACGATGGGCCATATCGGTAATATGACACACGGGATCAGCGTTGATGAAGCCAACTTCGGGGTTGAGACTAACAGCACGAATGCCTTGGAAAGGTTTCGTGAATGAGTCTTGAAGATTGGCCTGGGTCTTGATGGGGGACCTTCCAGAGGGGGGGGTTAACGTGGTGAGCGTGGTGGCTTGAGGGTCGATTTGAGGTGCAAGAGGGGGGGAACGATATTGCATAAACGACATATCTGGGCCAGCAGCTACGTACATGTTAACGTAAATATTGGAAGTAACATCAGAACCGATCGTGGAGATCTTGGAGTCAAGAGTAATTCCGAAACAGCCAATGCTATTCGCAGCGGTTGCGAGAGTAACATCGTCGAGTTCGTGCCAATGAGGGATCGACACATAACCCATAGTGCGTTCAATCTCTTTAGGACCGTGTATGGAGATGAGCTCTGACACGATATCTCCGTCGTAATCATCGAGAGGAGCAGTGAAGTTTGGCACTTCAGGGAAATGGGCGATACGTATATCGCAGACTGTGTTGGGCGAGGCAACGACTTCAAGTAAGATTTTGAAGGAGCCACGCCAACGCTTAAAGAACTGCGAGTAGTATGCCATATACGTTGGTTGCCAGACTCCATCTGGCCAGCGGTCAGTTGAGGTAAGGACCTTGGGGGAGTTAGCAGGGTTCAAAACCCAGTAAGACCAAGTTCCTTGGACGCTGGCTGGAGTGAACTTGAAGGTTCTCACAAAGGTTGGGCGCATGATTAAATCTGCGAGAGAGGGTTGCGGATTTAGGCTTGCAACACACGCCCCTTCGACGCTAACGACAGCATCAGGGTTGATGGCGATTTTAACACCCATATCGATACCCTTGCCATGATTAAGGGTGGCAAGGTAGTCGGTATAGACAGGATGTGGTGGCATCACCTGGGTTGGTTTGTCGAGAGCTGCAAGACTTGCGAGTGGGCCTAATGTTTCCATCAGAGATCCCACGACTTCTGCTGCGTCCATAACAGATCCTAATATTCCTTTGATCGTGGAGGTGGCCTCGGCGACGCCGGAGATGGATGAGTTTTTGGCTTTAGCTTCTTTCGTGGTCTTTGATTGAGTCTTAAGCACCACCCTTCTGGTAGTGATAGTAGAAGAGACGTTGTCTGAGGGAGAATAGCCCATCAGAACGAGGTTTTTGAATTTAGCGTAAACGCTAACGGTGACAGGATCGGGAGTGGATCCTCCAGCGGCTTCGAGTTGATTGAGAACGCGGATGAAGAGCGAACCAATTTTCGATTTATGGCCAGAGGAACCTATCGCAGCGATGAGCATGAAGGGCAGAGGTGCCTCCCATGTGATCGTGCGTTCCTGGGAGACGCCAGTGGTAGCTTGCATGGAAAAACCATTGCATTGAGATAGGGAGACAACGTTTTGGTGCCGGAAGGCGGAGGTGGATGTGGAGTCATAATCAGGGACCCAGCCGCACATAAGTGCGCCATAGTTCCACGCGGAGGAAGTGATTCGGATGTAAAAGGTGACATCGGAACGCATTCCCATGTAGTCGCGGAACTTGTCGTAAATATAGGGCTGAGCGTATATGACGTCAGGAAACTTGATTTCCTGCAGCAAGGTATTTGAGGTTTGAGCTGCAGTCCAATCAAATTGGAGGACGCGATAAAATCGTTCACACATTTGGGACACACTTTCGGTGTGATAAGGGTCGAGGTTTGTCAGCAGCTGGTTCTGCGTTGCGTCGGGAGGCGCAACGATGAGGCCAGCGGCTTCGTCAACAGCCGTGAGGCCGTCAACGCTTCGGACGTCTTCAGTGGGAAGACGATCGGTAGAGGTAGATGAGGTGGGAGAGGAAGTTTCGGCAATACCAGATCGTGAGTAGGTAGATATCAGTAGTTCTACTCGCCCATTGTTTTTCTAACGCTAATTTCTAGCGGTGGGGGGGTGAGATGGAGTGCAACCTAAATTACAAGGTTTAAAGGGTTGGGCTCGTTTGCTCGGGTGGGGCGCATTGCTGCGCGCAGTGCATCGGATCGATGTCCCAGGAATAGGTCCTGGGCCCGGGGGGGCGGCGCCGAAGCGCCGCAGTGCGGCATGCGAACTAGTAGTTCGCATGCCAGTCACTGTAGACCTTCTCATAGGTCAAGGATGACTGAGGATAGCGGAGGCGTGCTAACTCAGCGTTGTAGCGAGTACGTTCTTGGTTGAAGCGTGTCTCACCGTATTGGAACCATTCAACAAGGGCAGATTCGACAAGCTGTACACATTTTTCAGGGTTGGGTACAGAGTCGTTCTTGCGCCAGTAAGGGATATTGTTGATGGTATCTTCACGGAGTTGAGACATCCAGGAGCCATGTAACTTAATGCAATTCCTTGAGAGAAAGTCGAGGTCTTCCCACTTATAATAAGCGGGGATTAGTGACTCATCCGTTGATTTTAACACAGTGGTGTAATCAAGATCGTGTTCGCGTTTGGCGGTTTCACGTCTTGTGATGTTGTTGATCAGCGGGAATTGGGGATGGACACTCCCAATGCTGTCATCACCGTAGTGAATCGAGGGGAACATTTCGTAGAGCAGATCGTCATTGTTGAGAATTTCGGTCGCGCTCTCGGGATAGTGTTGGAATAGTAGGCGGGCATTGATTGCCATGCTGTCGATATGACGGAGCAGGCTAACAATGTGCGATGTATTATCGCGGCCAGATCCAACACCATGGTCATTTTGAAAGACCAATGAACCCACTTGAATCAAGCGGGAGACGGCGGAGAGAGTGAGGTGGTAGCGGCGTTTAGTGTGGTACGCCTTCGTGGTGGGGTCGCGCATATCGTATTTCTGATACCAGGCTTCAATGAGGGAGAAGACCTTAAGTATGGAATAACGATGAGCGCGTATGTCGTTGGCTTTAATGTCAGCCTGAACAAGATTGTAACCGTTGGAACGAAGGGAACCAATAAGCTTGCCCCAGGAAGAGGATCCTGGTTCAATGCCTATGACGCAGCGGGAGAGGAGGGGGTTGGCCTGCATGGCAGCAAAGAATGCGCCAAATTCCTGGGAACACGTGATATGTGCTCGAGGATCGTTTGCAAAGTAACCGCGGGAGTTTTCAGCTTCGACACGGTCGTTGGTACGCAATTCGATCTTGATGTTGATCTGTTCAACAGAGGCGGGAACGCCAGCATCAACTTCTTTGGAGAAGTTTTCGAGTATTGTAGTGAGGAGAGGAGTTGGGGTTTTGAGACCATGCGGGTCTTCAGAGATAAGCGCAGCTTTTCCTGGTTTCCCTAAGCAAAGAGGCTTTAGGAAACCAGCGGAGGTAAGGCGGCGCATTGGGTGGGATTGGAGGGAGGATTTAGGGCCATTGAGCACCTGGTCCAAGCTCAGGTGGATCGGAGTAACCGGAACCATCTTGAGCAAGCGACGCTGGTACTTTAGGGCAACGATGTCATACATGGGGTTGATGACTCGGAAGTCGGGAGAGTTTAGCTTTTCAATAATGTTGGCAAATGCCTGAACAGATTGTGAAGCTGGGCTCTTAGTGGGCTTCTCGAGCGGAAACAACGGGGTACGAATGATGTCGTTTTTGTGGTTTATGTGGTGGTTAAAAGGTTTATCCAGCATAGCCACAGGTAAAGTAGTTTTGGGGAGAAAGCGTGCTTCGGGCTCAGTTCCAGCCACATACCAAGTCGCGATTGACTCGGAAGTGAGAGGATGGGATAGGGGTTGCTGAGAGGGCTCAGCACCTTGGAGGCCAATTTGGATCAGCTCTTGGAAAAGCAGAGAAGCATATTGGCGGCCGGACATTTTGTCACCGGCATCGTGGGTAGCGAACCAAGGTTTTGTGATTTTGGGATTGTCAGTGACGTAAAGCGAATTGCATTGGCCAGCGTGAGAAAGTCCTGGAAATGAGACAGCATCAATAACGGTAAGGTCGAGATGAGTGCCGTCTCTTAGATCAGTGGACGTAACTATACGCTTTTCAAAGCGACCGGATTCGAGAGGGCGAATGAAGGCGGTAGCGAATTCAGCTTGGTAGTCTGGAGTGATAAAACTAACGTTGTAGAGGTAATCGTCAGTTATTTCACTTCGTTTGGGAAAGTAATCGTGGATGTCTCGTCGTGCATTAACAAAGCGGGGGGGGATGTTGCAGAAAACGAGATCTTGGATGAACGCATCGTCTGGTTGAGCCAGGCGAGCGATTTTCATTTTATCGAAAGGAATAGGGAGGGATTTGTAAGTTCCCTTCGAG